ATGTCCGGTATTGGTTCGCTAGTTACATTTCAATCATTACTGCCAGGTGTATTACAAACTGGTGGCCGCACTATTCAAGCTGCGTTAGATATTCAAAAGGCTGCAGCAGTTGCAGCAGCTACGCCAATGGCAACTACTATTTTAAAAAATACTGGGGCTGATCTACCTGAAGCGCAGGTACAAGGTTTGCTAGCTGCTTGGAAATCGGCAAGAAATTCGCGTTCAACAGCATATTTAACTAGCACTTTAGAGGCGCAAAATATTGGCTTTAGCCCTAAAGATATGACCTATAACGAGTCATCACAATATCTTGCTACAGAGATCGCGCGTTTAATGAACGTGCCGGCATATTACATAAGCGCAGATATGAACAACAGCATGACGTATCAAAATATTTTAGATGGCCGTAAAGAATTTGTAGCGTACTCATTACAGCCATTTATAAGTGCAATCGAAAACCGTTTAAGCATGGATGATCTAACTGCGCACGGTAACGTAGTACGTTTTGCTATTGATGAAACTTTTCTACGCGCAGATACTATGGCGCGACTTGACTCAATAGAAAAAATGTTAAACCTTGGCTTGATCGATGTATCGCAAGCGCAACAGATGGAACAATTAACGCCTAATGGATCAGGAGATACCGAAAATGTTACACTTAACGTTTAATAACGCGATCGAGGCGGCCGATGGAGATCGCCGCATGATCTCAGGCAAAATCGCGCCATACAATGAAGTCGGTTATACGTCTGCTGGCCCGGTTGTATTTGAAAAAGGATCTATCGCAATTCCAGATGCAACAAAAATCAAATTGCTAATGCAGCATGACAGCACTAAGCCAGTAGGCCGTGCTACAAACTTTAGCGATAACACAGATGGCGTTTATGCATCGTTCAAAATTTCAAGTAGCAGCCGGGGACAGGATGCTATTTTGTTGGCGCAGGAAAATTTGGTATCTGGCTTATCCGTTGGTGTGGATGTATCCGCATCAAAGCAGATGAAAAATTACCTGTTAGTTACTGCGGCTGTCCTAAAAGAGGTCAGCCTGGTGGAGTCGGCGGCCTTTGAAACGGCCGCAGTTTCTGATATTAGTGCGGCTAAAGCCGAACTAGAAGCAGCAAGTATGAAAACCACAATCATCCATACAGAGATGATTGAAACCGAAACCGAAACCGAAAGCGAGGCAGCTGTGACTACAGCCCCTATTGATACACCGGATGTACCGGCAGAAAAACCAGTCGAGGCTGCACCAGTTGAAGCAGCTCGCCCAATTATCCGCCCATCCGTATTAGACAGCCAAACAGTACGCACACCGATTACATCAATGAGCCGTTACACAGAGCATAAGATCAAGGCTGCACTAGGCAACCAAGATTCAATGCTTTACGTTACAGCTGCAGATGATTCTTTTAGCACTAACCCTGCATTTAATCCAACACAGTACCTATCAGAATTTGTAACTAACACACGTTTTGGTACACCAACTATTGATGCATGTAGCCAAGGCGTTCTGCCACCAACTGGTATGACAATTAACGTGCCTTCACTTGTGACATCTGCAGGTGGCGGTACAGGCGTAGCACCTGTTGTAACAGTCGAGGCCGAAGCAGGCGCAGTACAAAATACAGGTATGGAAACTGCTTATCTAAGCGGCACAGTATCTAAGTACAGCGGCATGAATACGCTATCTGTAGAGCTACTTGAAAGAGCTGGATACCCTGGCTTTTATGATGAGCTTACACAGCAACTACAAAATGCTTATTTAACAGCTATTGATACAGCTGCGCTTACAGCCCTATTAGCAGCTGGTACATCATCAGGTGCAGTAAGTGCTGATAGTGATGGCATTATTGACTACACATCACAAAGCGCAGCCTTTATTTATAAAAACACAGGTTATTTTGCGCAGAACTACATCGGAAATCCAGCGCAATATCAGAAATTACTTGGCGCGATCGATAACACAGGCCGCCCAATTTACAACGCTACACAGCCAATGAACGCAGCTGGACAGGTTGCACCTACATCAATCCGCGGTAACGTGCTTGGATTAGACCTCTATATCGATAAAAACTTTACACAAACTGCGTTTGATGATAACTCAGCTGTAATCCTTGCACCAGAAGCATTTACCGTTTATCGCAGCAATCAGGCTTATATGAGTGTAAATGTAGTTTCAAATCTGCAGGTGCAGGTGGCAATTTATGGTTTCATGGCAACTATTGCCAAGATGCCTAACGGTATCGTCAAGATCGCAGTAACACCGTAAGTAAATCCCTGATAGTCGGTAGGGCATTAGCCCTTTGCCCTACCGACCCCTACTAAGTAAGGAGTACCGAGATGCCAGCTACATACGTCACCGTAGCCGAACTACGTTCTAATCTTGGAATAGGTACTCTTTACTCAGATAGTACGGTTGAGGAGTGCTGCCAAGCCGCGCAAGATCAAATTAACAGTTTCCTTTGGTTTGATTCTGCGCCAGTCGTGGGGACTGCATTGGTAAGCAACGTTGCAACCGTAATGATCGCTAACCCCGGCATATTTACTGCGACACAATCAGTAACTATTGCCGGGGCTGGATCAACCTTTAACGGTCCACACACAATTACAGGCACTATTCCATTTTCAACAGGCACAGCTAATATTTTGCCTGCGTTTAATCTGCAGCTTAATTATTTCCAATACCCACAGGGTTATAGCTTTATTCAGTTTGCTAAGGTTGCAGCCGATCAAAACTTTAGGCGCGTATTGCCTTATGGCGTTGCTAGAGGTGTGGATACTAAAACAGATACTTATGTTAATACAGCAAGCGTTCGCCAAGCTGCGATGATCTTGGCCGTTGATATTTGGCAGGCCAGGCAGGTCAGTCAAACCGGGGGCGTAGGACTCGATGGCTTTAGCCCTAGCCCTTACCGCATGGGCAACAGCATGATAGGCAAGATACGAGGCTTACTAGCCCCGTACATGAGTCCGAATAGCATGGTGGGGTGAATGCCTACCGCTGCAATTACCACGCTGCGTAGCACTATCGCAACGGCTTTAACCAATAACGGAGTTTGGTCGGTATTTGCATATCCGCCTGCAACTATCTTGGCTAACAGCTGCGTAGTAATACCGGCAGATCCATACCTAACGCCCAGCAATAATAGCCAGATAACTATTTCACCGATGGCTAATTTTAAGATTTTGCTAACTGTTCCCATGTTCGATAACCAGGGCAACCTGCAGGGCATTGAGGATTTTATCGTTGCAGCCTATACAAAATTAGCTGCATCTAACCTTGTATTTAATATAACTAGCGTTAGCGCGCCCGGCGTATTAAATGCAGATAGCGGCGATCTTTTAACAGCCGAATTTAATATATCTATACTAACGAGTTGGAGTTAAAAAATGCCTGATAAAGATACAGAGTTAGCCTGGCTAATTAAAGTTGGCCAAGTGAAAGAAAACGCAGCACCATCTAAAGCCACTACAAAAACAGACGAGGAATAAACACAATGGCAATTTATCTTAATAACAATGTTGGCATTAAACTTGCCACAGCAGCCGCGCCAACAGTACCTAGCGTTGACATCTCTAGTTATGTAACGGCAACTACGCTTACACAAATTTGGGACGAACTCGAAATTACAACAATGGGCGATCTCAGTCATCGATTTACGGCCGGCCTACAAGCTGCAACGCTGAGCATCGACTTCCTAAATGACTGGGCAGCTGGTCAGGTAATGGCAACGCTAAACGCCGCAGCTGGTCAAACTTTAGCCGTGTCAATGATTACAGTAAAAGGTACAGCTGTATCAGCTGCTAATCCTTCATACCAATTTAGTATTTTGGTAAATAACTTAACTCCTGTAGGTAACGGTGGCGTAGCCGATGAAGCTGCATCTAGCCTTTCATTTACAGTCAATTCCGTTGTAACCGTATCACCTACGGTTGCGTTCTAACCTAAATACGAAAGGGCAAACAAAATGGCAAAACTCAAAATAACAAGGGCAACTGGCGAGGTAACTGAGCATCAGATTACGCCGTCAATCGAGTATGCCTTTGAGTTGTATAAAGGTAAAGGTTTTCATAAGTGCTTTGTTGAGGATCAAAAGCAAACCGATGTTTACTGGTTAGCTTATGAGTGTCTTAAAAGAGCAGCTGTAACTATTCCGCTATTTGGCGCAGAGTTCATGGACATGCTTGCCAAGGTGGAAGTGTTAGACGATGACCCTTTACCATAGGGCGCGATTCATTCACTTACCTGATCGCACGGATCAGTTTAGAGACATCTATCGCGCCACAGTATTTATTGGAACTAGATCACAGGATGTTGCAAGCGATGTTAATGGGATTAAAAGACCGTAACAAGGAGGCACGAAATGCCAGTCGAGGTAAAGGGCGCAATAGAACTGCGTAAGGCTTTACGCGCCTATGCCCCTGATCTGGCAAAGTTAGTTACTAAGGAGATGGGAGTCGCCCTAAAGCCAGTTGCCAAAGCTGCTCGCGGTTACGCGGTGGGCGATTCTCAAATCTTAAGTAATTGGCTACCTAAGACAAACAGCCAAGGCAGGTTTCCAACCTACAATGCTAAGGCGGTCGATGCAGGCATTGGTTATAAGACATCGCCAAGCAAGCCAAACACACGCGGATTTAGATCGTTAGCAAGATTGTTTAACAAATCTGCAGCTGGTGCTATCTATGAAACTGCTGGCCGAATAACACCTAATAGCGTATTCGTACGGAACTTAAACAATAAGGCAGGCGGTCAGTTGAAGGGATCGCAGAAAATGCAAGGGCGCGTTTTATATCGTGCTTATGAGGAAAACCAAGGCAAGGCGCAGGATGGCGTTTTACAAGCTATTCAAAAAGCCAGGTTAATGTTTAACAAGCGATCTAAGGTGGTGAAGTAATGGCCTCTAATATAGTTATTGATATTGCTGCCGAATTCACCGGTAAGAAGGCATTTAACCAAACTGAAAAGGCTATAGATAAGTTAGGCAAAAAACTTAAAGGCGCGTTAATTGGCGGCTCAATCCTTGCCTTAACTAATCAGGCTATAAAGGCGTTTGCAGAGGAAGAAAAATCCGCAGCTCTACTTGCCAACACTTTAAATAATCTAGGTTTTGGCATGGCCACTAAATCGGTCGAGGCTTTTATTGGTCAGCTGCAGTTAGCTACAGGTGTATCTGATTCTGAGCTAAGGCCAGCCATGGCAAAACTTGTACAAACCCTAGGCTCAGTAGCTTTAGCGCAGGATGCCTTAACCCTGGCGATGGATGTAAGTGCAGCTAGTGGTATTGACTTAAACACAGTTGTATCAGATTTGGCTGCTGCTCAACTTGGTAACACAAAAGGCCTAAGAAAATATGCCCTTGGCCTTACACAGCTTGAACTTAAAACCATGTCTGCAACTGAGATTATGGCTAAATTTAATGACATTTTTGGCGGCGGTGCTGCCGTAGCAGCCGATACCTTTGCAGGTAAATTGGCGCGCATTAAGGCTGCCTTAGATGAGGCTAAAGAGTCGCTAGGTAAAGGCATTATCGATGCGCTTATTGTCGCTACTGGATCGCAGGATATTGAGGCATTACAACAAAAAATTATAGACTTTGGCAAATACGCCGGGGAGTCAATCACCAGACTAGGCCAAGTAGTTCAAGATTTCTTACCTGTTATTAAAACAGTAGGTGCAGCGTTTGCTGCCTTATTCGTAGTTGGCAAGATTCAAGCTGGCGTAACTGCAATTATAAGAATAATGGGCGGCCTTACTAAAGCTATGAAGGCTTTAAGAGTTGTTGCCCTAACTACTGCCATCGCCCAGGCTTTCGTACTTAATCCTTTAGGCGGTATAGCCGTAGCGGCTGGCATTATCGGCATTATTGCAGCCGTTGGCGTTGCAGTAGATGGGCTAGATTCTAAATACCTTGCATTAGGCAAAAAACAAAAAGATTTCTTAGAAGGTACAAACGGCTTAAAATTTGGCCAACGATTTGACCTTACAGAATACAAAGCACTTTTAGCTGAGGAAAAAAAGCAAGCTGAGCTAGACAAGAAAAACGCCGATGCGCTTAAAAAGGCTGAGGCTGCAGCTGCGGCAGCACGGGCAAAACAAGCCAAACTAGAATTAGCAGCTAAGCAAAAATCAGACAAACTGGCCAAGGCATCTGCCATGTTTGACCTCGATAAGATTCAAGTAGCAGCAGCCCTTAAAGGCAAAATCACCGATGAGGAAAAACTACGCCTGCAACTACAGCAAGCAATCCTTAATGAAAACGATGAATTAGCAGATAAGTTACAGCAAAAACTAGAGGCATCTCAAAGAGCTACAGCCAAACTAACTGCCGACATTATTGGCATTAAACCTTCTCTAAATCCCTTTGAGGAGTGGCTAAATACTTTAAGTGATATTGCTGTAAAACTAGGCATGATTGCAGGCGTAACTGTAAATCCTTATCAAAGTAGAGATCGAAATTTTGATGAGCTCGCCGCCGCTGCTGCTGCGAAGGCCGCTGCCGCCGCCGCCGCTGCTGCCGCTGCTACTGGTGCAGGGCTTGGCGGTACAAGCGGTAGCGTTACAACTGAAGTAATACCACCACCACTTTATGTACCATCCTCATTTTATGATTTAGAAAATATGTTCCCTGTAATTCCAACTAGCAGTAGTTCTAGTTCCTCTTCAAATATCACGGTAAACGTTGAGGCTGGCACGTTAGTTATGCAGGATGAGTTAGTAAGTCTTATTAACGATGCTGTTATCGCGGCTAACAAAAACGGGTATATCCAACTACCTAATGGGGCGATCGTAGGATAATGACACTTCCAGTAATTAACGCGGTAATTAACTTTAGTACCGGGCCATCGTTTGCCCAGGCTTTTATAATTGGAGAAGGCATACTTGGTACTAATATCCTTGCCGATTCAGCTGCGGTTATCGTGGATGTAAGTAACGTAGTAGATAGCGTAACTATTAAGCGCGGCCGCAATCCGCAGGTAGATGAATTTCAAACAGGCACTATGACTTTACGCATTGTTGACCAGTTAGGCGCGTTCAATCCCCAGAACCCCAGCAGTCCCTACTTTGGCCTTTTAGACCCAATGCGTAAGGTATCTATATCGGCTACCTATGGCGGTGTTACTTATCCAATGTTTTCGGGATTTATTACCACCTACACGACGACTACGCCACGCATGGCTACAGATATAGTTTATACAACCATCCAGGCAGTAGATGCCTTTAGGTTGGCGCAAAATGCCCAGATCAGTACAGTTACAGGTGCAACTGCAGGGCAACTATCAGGCACACGCATTAACGAAATCTTAGATGAAATTGCTTGGCCAGCATCTATGCGCGATGTAGATGCAGGTTTAACTACTATGCAGGCCGACCCAGGTACACCTCGTACTGCACTAGCTGCACTACAAACCGTTACCAATTCTGAGTACGGCGCGTTTTACGTTGACCCATCAGGATCGTTTGTATTTCAAGATCGAACAGTTACTACGGCAAGCGTGGCAGGTACGCCTGTAGTATTTAACGATAACGGCAGCGACATCCAGTACGCCAATGCCGTCTGGCGGCTAGACGATACCCTTGTATTTAACCAGGCTAACGTAACTCGAACTGGAGGTAGCGTTCAGTCTGCAGTAAACGCAGCTAGTGTTACCAAATATTTTGCCCATACTTACAATATCCAGAATTTGCTTATGCAGACCGATGCAGTAGCCCTGGACTATGCCCGTGCCTACGTTGCAAGCCGTGCTGAAACTAGCGTTAGATGCGACTTCATCGAGCTAGACCTTTATACTGACAATTACAACACAGGCATTATTGCAGCCCTAGATTTAGATTATTTTGATCCTGTAACAATTACTACTAACCAACCAGGTGCATCTACCCTTACAAAAACCCTGCAAGTTTTCGGCGTGGCGCATAACGTAACCCCGAATAGGTGGCGTACAACCTTTACTACACTTGAACCCATAATAGACGGGCTTATATTGAATTCGACCCTATACGGCGTACTTGATACGTCGGTACTAAGCTACTAAGGAGATAAACGATGGCTGCTGGACTAGGACTAAAAACGTTCGTTACTGGGGATGTGCTAACTGCCGCAGATACTAATGGCTACTTGATGCAAGGCGTGTGGGTTTTTGCCGATGCTGCTGCTCGCACAGCTGCGGTAACTAGCCCAGAAGAAGGCAATATGAGTTACCTAAAAGATACTAACTCAACAGAGTATTACAGCGGATCAGCGTGGGTAGCAGTCGGTGCATCTACACCTACTTTTGTAGGCGCAAACGCTACAAAGACTGCTAACCAATCTTTAGCAAATGCTACTTTAACTGCAGTTACATTTGATGGTACTGACATTTTAGATAGCAATAGTTTTCACAATCCTTCATCGAACAATACAAGGATGACAATTCCAACAGGTTATAATGGTAAGTATTTAATTCAAGCAACTGTAGAATTTGCTTCAAATACAACAGGCGGCCGAGAACTTCAGATTTACAAAAATGGTACAACAGTTTTGCAATACGTTACAACGGATGCAGAAGGTTCATTAAGTATTGCCATTTCGGGAACTTTTGGTTTAGTCGCCACCGATTATGTTGAAATACGAGCTTATCAATCTTCAGGCGGTGCGCTTGATATTTGGGCAACTAACAGCGGTTATACAAACGCTACTTCATTTCAAGTCACTTATTTAGGAGCATAAAAATGAGTTTATATGATGAGATTATTGCGGTTTATCCTGAATTAACTATTGATAATTTTGGCGTAAATGGTTGTATTGCGTTATGGGATGACTCTGACGGCAAGGGTGCATACATACAAAAATGGGAATATTCAAAGCCAATACCTGCAGGGCTTAAATTAGGTAAATGACCGCGATCAGTTATAACGGCTGGCCAGCCTCTAAAGATGTTGAGTCGATCCGTATCAAGTCTTACCCAGTAAAGGGTACAAAAATTAAGCTGCGCTGCGCCTATTTTGCTGCGCCCCTATTGGTTGCATTTGCTGAGCAGTTTAATGAACTGATTGAGCCTATCGATGGCGGTACGTTAGATGATTGGGGCTATGCGTACAGAGATGTTAGAGGCGTACCGGGCAAGTTAAGTAACCACGCATCGGGTACGGCCATTGACCTTAACGCGACTAAGCACCCATTAGGTAAGGCTGGCACGTTCCCAGCTGAAAAAGTACCGATGATTCAGGCACTTACTAAAAAATACGGCCTTAACTGGGGCGGTAACTGGACACGTAAAGATGAGATGCATTGGGAGATAGCACAAGATCCCGTAAAGACAGCAAAACTAATAGAAAAATTAGGGCTGCAGTACCTATAAACAATAAGGGCATTTAGGAGTACAACCATGAAAGATCAATTACTAGCTGCTGGCCTGTCCTATTTACGACATGCTGGAACTTGCGCAGCTGCGCTATACATGTCTGGGGTTACTGATCCTAAGATCCTGGCTAATTCTTTTATCGCTGGCCTAATCGGGCCATTATTGCGTGGACTTAACCACAGCGATAAGACTTTCGGAATTAAGTAATGACGGCCGCCCAGTCGCTAATAGCCATAGCCATAGGCATCTGTACGCTTATGGGGTTTGCGGCTGGGCTGGTACGCCATCTAGTTAAGTATTACCTAAGCGAATTACGCCAAGACGGTAACGGTGGCCATAACCTACGCGGTCGCGTGGATCGCATTGAAAGCAAGGTTGACTCGATCTACGAAATGTTGCTACAGCGTTAGGGCGTGTCGGTTATTGACCGCTGTCATACCCAGGCTTTACCCTTGATTTACACGTTAGGCAGGGCTACCTAATTCGGTGTAGTGCGGCTTAACCCAAACAAGGGCGAAGTAAATGGATATAGAAAAGGTAGTAACGTTAGTAATTCTTACTAATATCGGTTGGTTCGTAGTAGGTTGGTCGGTTGGTTACAAAGAAGGCGTTAAAGATGGCTTTAATCGTGGCCGCGCTGCAGGTTTAAGAGCTGCATTTAACACAGCTAAAGAGATCGTAAAGAACTCATGACTTTTAACCTGGATAACTATGAGGATGTAAACAGCCGCATTAAGCGGTTTAGAGAAACCCATATCTCAGGCAGGATCATTACTGAGATCGTTGAGTTAAACGTCAAAGATGGCTACGTCATTATCCGTGCCAGCGTATTCCGTGAGCATGAGGATGTAGTCCCGGCGGCTGTTGATTATGCGTATGAGCTGCGTACCGATCGAGGCGTAAACAGAGATTTCTGGATCGAGAACTGCAGCACGTCTGCCATCGGTCGAGCCATTGGGTTACTCATGCCAAGCGATGCACGGCCTACACGCCAGGACATGGAAAAGGTAGAACGCTTACAGGCTCAGCCTGCAGTAGAGGTTGATCTATGGGCTACTGCTACACCTGCAGTAAAGGTTGATGGCGTGGGAAGTGTGCGCCCAGCTGCTGAAACTATTGCAGACATAAAAGCGCAATTAGGTGGCGAGATCGTAGATGCTGCGCCTATCTGCTCACACGGCCGTATGGTTTACAAGGAAGGCGTGAGCCCGAAAACGGGGCAAAAATACCGGGGTTATACCTGTAGCAGTAAATCACGTAGCGATCAGTGCAAACCAATATGGCTATAACTGAGATGGCGCAGATAGTCCAGGTAATCTTAGATCGATCGCAGGAGTTACAGGCAGCAGCTAGTGGGTTTGCCCGTAGTACAGGCGAGAAGGCTAATACGCCCGATCATGCTGGCCGATATAACACTAAGATCAATTTTCACGAGTTCGTTGCCGAGCATAGTGAAGCCGCTGGCGCAGAGATAGCAGTAGCGCAGTACATGGGCATCCGTAACTTTATACCTACTGTAAATACTTTCCACGATGCACCAGACATACAGCTAGGAAATCTTGGCTTTGAAGTTAAGTGGACTAAGTACATTAACGGCCATTTGATTATCCATAAGGATTACCCACGCCTTAGCGACGTGGCCATATTGTGCGTAAACAAGTCCCCGGTATATCAGATCATCGGCTGGATGCCGATCGTATGGGCTAAAAAAGCCAAGTATTACAACGCAGCTGATGGTAATTTCTGGGTATCTCAACGTGAGTTATTCGAGATGGATGCATTAAGGAAGTCTGTATATGGCATTACTGAGGATTAACTGTCGGGTTTGCGCCAAGATAGGTAGCGGCATGCAAACGCACAAGATCGTAGATGAGTTTATTAACCTGCCGCCTAACGTAGTTTGCGTTCAATGCTTAGGCTGTGGCGTTATGGGCATAGAGATGCTACTAGATAGCCAAGTACCTACAGCTGAGGAGATATTGCATGACTAAAACTAATAACTTAGAAATTAGATGTAACTGCGACCCAGATCAGCCTGAGATGGTAGTTCACCTGGTCAATGGCGCTATCCCTATCATTATTATTAAATGCGAGAAGTGCGAAGCTGCATACACAGTCATGCCTAATTCGGTGCAAAATGCCTGAGTATGGTGACTGGATAAGATCAAAGAAAAATGCAGAAAACTGCCCATTTAGAAAAACACCAGGCACTTGTTACCACAGGATATATTTAAAACAAAGGCGCGCACGTTTCTCATGGTCAATTGCTAAGAAACCAGAAACCTATGTCAAGCATTTACAGCAGCTTGAATACGTCACAATTACGGAAGTATGCGATAGGCGTAAACCGCACAAAGTAGTCCATATACATATTAAACAAAGGTTGATCAATGCCTAGTTACTTATATCGCTGCGATCAATGCGGTGCAGAATTAGAGATGAATCACCCGGTAAGTACACACGGCGACAGCGCACCCTTGTGCTGCAGCTACCCAATGATGCGCGTGTTTAGTGCGCCATCGATCATATTTAAGGGAACTGGATGGGGTAAAGATAAATGAGTAAACGACTAGGCCAGGAGTTTTACACAGTTGCGGATAGCGCAGTGTATAACTCATGCTGTGACTCAATACAATTTAAGTATCTGTGCAAAACCTGTGGACAGAACGCAGGATGCTATTTCTGCAGCTTTAACCCAGATGAAAAGCATGAGTGCGATGAGCTGTGACACGCCCAAGATCCCGCGTAAATTGAAATGGATTTGGTGGTATGTGCTACCATCTAGTCTTGTAATAGCATCTATCAATAATGCTTATGCTATTAATAATAATGATATAGAGAAAGAAAAATATAAATTATATTCTCATATCAAACTAACTAACCATAGGCAATACCTATGCCTTGAGAAGCTTTGGCATATTGAGTCACGGTGGAATTACCGGGCTGATAACAAACACAGTACAGCTTATGGAATACCACAGTTATTAAAGCTAAAGACTAATGATCCTTATAAGCAAATAGATGCAGGACTTAAGTACATAGCCCATAGGTATGGCACACCATGTAAAGCATTGACCTATCATAAGAAGCATGGACATTACTAATGGCTAAGCGAGGCGACCCACGCAGCCAGCGTAAGTACAAGGCGATCAGGCTTACAGTCTTAGCAAGGGATCAATACACTTGTTATTACTGCAATCAACCAGCTCATACAGTCGATCATATAATCCCAGTATCTCGATCAACTGAGGCTGAGGCTTATGATCCTAACAATATGGTTGCATGCTGCTCCAGGTGCAATAGCAAGCGTGGATCACGCAATCAGGCTGTTTTTTTAGCACAACAGGCTACCCCCCCTGCCTTTTCGTCCAATTTATCCCCGAAAATGACGGAAACGGTTCACAGAGGCCCAATGACTGGTAATCTGTAGAAAATGACCCTAGAACTTGTACAGAGCCCGCCAGCCCTTACGGGGGCTGTCTTACCTAGGCTGCATACGCCATGGCTCGGAGGCGAATCTAAGGTAGATGCCATTATTGAACTAGCTGAGAAAATCGGCCAGCCCTTACTTGAGTGGCAGATCGTAATTCTGCGAGATATGTGCGCCGTAGATGATAACGATCAATTTATAAAAAAATCTAGCTTGTTAGTTTGCAGTCGCCAGTCCGGTAAGAGCCACGTTTTGCGTATGCGCGTACTAGCTGGGCTGTTCTACTTTGGCGAGATGAATATCCTTATTATGAGTTCGCAGATGCTTATGGCCTCTAAGTCGCTTGAGATCATGGCAGGCATTATTGACCGTAACGAGTTCCTGCGCCGCGAGGTAAAGGGCGGCAATATCGAAAAGGCTTACAAGCGCACTAATGGCAATAACCGAATAATCCTAGAATCGGGTGCGGAAGTTCGCGTAGTAGCTGCGACTGCAGACTCTAGCCGTGGTTTAACTGCCGATGTAGTTTGGATCGATGAGCTGCGCCATGTCAATACAGAGGCGTTAGATGCTGTTAAGAGTACGACCCTAACTCGCCCTAATTCGCAGCGGTTCTATACATCCAATGCTGGTTTTAAAGATAGCCACGTCCTAAATGACATGCGCGAAAGATCGCTAAACAAGCCGCCTAAGTCGGTGGGCTATTACGAGTACAGCGCGCACGATGGCTGCGATATATGGGATCGATCTGCCTGGGCGATGGCTAACCCGTCTTTGGGTTACTTAATTACCGAGGCTGCGATCGAGGAGATAGTCGCTACATCCGATTACAGCGCGGTAATGACTGAGAACTTATGCAAGTGGGTTGGCACAGACTTATCACCATGGACACCTGGCAGCTGGGATGAGTGTGCTGATCCTGAGCTAATCCTGTCGCCGGGCATGTATTCGATGTTTGCTTTTGACATTGAGCCGCACTCTAAACGCCACGCAGCTTTAATGGCTGGGGCTATATTGCCCGATGGCCGTATTGGTTTAAGCCTGGTTAAAACGTGGGAGTCTGATCGCGCTATCGATGAGCTAAAAATTGCTGTAGATATTAAGGCTTATTGCGATGAGTGGATGCCTAAGCAAGTGCTGTTCGACAAATATACCGGGCAGGCTATTGCCGATCGATTGCATAACTCAGGCGTAAAAATAGAGGATTGCTCAGGCTCGCAGTTCTATACAGCTTGTTCGACTTTTAAAGATTACATCGATAACAAGCGCGTAGTACACGGCGATCAAGAATTCTTAAATGAGTCCATGGATAACGTAGCTGCTAAAAGTAACGATCAGGCTTGGCGTATCATCCGCAAACGCAGCAGCGGCAGCGTAGCCGCGCC